ACGCAGAATCATGGATCGTCCATCTCGTGTAGTGCAAAGCATCTGCAATTTGCTGTAGTCCAGATCCAACATATCGCAGATCCACCGCATAGAACCTACGCTATTCCTACGAGCGTAGACCCAGTTGATCGCCGGTGATTCCCCCTCGTCTAGGTCTTTGATAGATTGATACAGAACAGCAGCCCACAAACGTCGGCAGCCCATGTCGTCTATTTTTTCCCACTCTTTCATGGCTAGTTGTTCTCATCATTTACGTTTACCAACAAATCTCCCATGATCTTTCCGATGTCAGTTTCTGATCGAATGTGAAATTGAAGTCTCCTGATTGCCTTTGACTCCACCTGTCGTATGCGCTCTCGTGATAAGCCTAAATCCATGCCCACCTCGTCGAGTGATTTAGGCGTACCGTTCAGGCCGTACCTTTCACTCAGCACCATTCTTTCTCTCGGAGTCAGCGCCGCAGCCATAGCCTTGTTCAGTACGTTCTCCGTTTCTTCCTGCGCGATCTCACGAATCCCTGCGTTGTCCCGCATATCTTCAAGACGGTCATTCCAGAGTTCGCCACCCGCAAGTCCTACAAGTTCAGACTCGGTAACGTCTTTGGTTCCCGTAGATGTCTCTAATACAAGTACCTTTTGACGTTCGCTGAACAAATCGTCAGGTAAAACATTCAATGCATCAGCCAACTTTACGGCGGTAGGATGCCATCCTCCGTCGTTCCTTAACGGCGATATTTTCATGTTGACCAGTTTGTACACGTACTCGATACGTAATTTATGATCTCGGCATAGTGGAAGCACAGACGTATACCCCGCAGCCTCCATCGCTCGACGTATTCGTGCGTTCGATACGGATATCTTTACTCTATAGTCGCTCACCAGTAGTCCCTCCCTCCGCGTTTGGCCGCCCACTCGGGCGGCGGCACTCTTGATTGCTCCCACTTACGGAACAATGCGCGTCTCTTAAACATATCTAATATCCAACGGATCATGCTCGTTTCCTCGCATCAATCTCACGCTGCAAGTACCACGCTGCTTTCTCCAAATCCTGAATCGGATCGGAGTCTTTCTTACCGGCACGGCTGACGTACTTCACCACGTTACCCAATCGGTAATTAAGATCTTTAGCCTCGATGAAGTCGATAGTCTCGATACCACCGGCCTTGTAGTGCGGCGGATGGTTTATGGGGTCGGGTTTATCTTTAATCTTGTCCAACGCATCGAGCGTGGTCTTCATCTCCTGCGCTGCTTCAATAATTTTGCTTGACTTCTTCTTCGCTTGCTGATCCATCCACCGGATGTAGTACACGTACTGCGGCTTTACTTTTACGGCTTTCGCTATCTGCTCTATCGTTTTGCCTTGCAGTAACAACCTCAAAATCGCTTCTTTCTTAATCATTTCATTAACTCCTCTTTAAGTTTGTCCACGTTAGTCTCATCAACAATTACCGCGATTCCACCGGCTTTCCGAATGTCCTCGTGGTTCTTCAACTGAAGTGCGGTTGCCTTCCCGCCGTTCGCTTTACACTCTATACCAAAGAATCGACCCTTGATGCAAATCAAAAAATCTGGTACGCCTGAGTTACCGTAGCCTCCGGTAACTGGCATCGTGTAGTAAGCGCCAATCTCATTCAGTACCTTCTTTACCTTCGCTTTTACTTTCCCCTCGGGTGTCATCGCTCTTGCTCTCCTTAACTATCGGTTCACCTCGGAGTGAAACCATGATTGAAGACGGTGTTACTACGCAGTAATAATTTTTATTGACGCGCCAACCCAAATCTGGCGACGGCCAATGTTCTAAGTGTTTCGGCGGATAGAAAAGCAACGCCGTATTAACGTGCGCTGACTTCTCAAAGTCTATGCCCTCCGCTGAGACCCACCCATCATGCCCACGCGCAGCGATCATCGCCAGACTCTGCTTAAAGAAATCCGGTAGCGTGTCGTTCGTGTAGTAGTTCGCCCTGCCCGAATCTATAAACAACTTATATTCATTGCCGCTACCTTGGTCAGTTACCTTGACGGGTACGCGCCATGCGTCCCGTATGATGTCTTGGAATGGGGACAAACTACTGTACGATGACATACTCAAACCTCGATCAAGTATTGCGGACACTCAGCCCAGTAAGCACGTACGACAGACCCTGCCGCAGGCCATACCGTCGTAGCCGTATCACGCATAGGCAGCAACTCGCTACTCCCCGTGTGAACTTTTAACATCATCAGCGATGGCATCAGTTGTGGCTTCAGATCCTCGGGCAGATTGTCGAGTGACTTGTGCCATACCGCACCATGTACCTCAAAGTGTTCACGGTCAGAGTGCCTCTTGCTTACACAGTAGCCCTCAACCTCTTTCAACAAAGCATCACGACCCACACGGCCAATGATGTAACCGCCGAGAATGTCTTTGACGATGACCCACTTGTCACCAAGCACAAACGATCTCGCTTGTCTCGCGGCTTCCTCGCGCTTCTCAAGTTGCTGCATATATTCTTTATGCCGAATCTCGCATATCCGATAGGAATTGGGAGCCATCGACGCACGATCAATCTCGCCCATCGCCAGTTTGATCAGTTCGATACGAGTCTCGCCATCTAACTGCTCGACACTCGGTGTTTCAAACAACCCCCTATAACCTTCATACATGGCAGACGAGACCAACTCTCTGATTAGCTGACTCAACTTGGTACGCCCGGCCACAGCCCAGTCCTTGATCTGGTTGGCGTGCTTCTTCAAGTTCGCTGCGATGTATTTGATGTTGGTACTACGCAGCACAGCGTCCGTCGTGTATTCGTTCAATCGCAGTTCATTAGAGAAAGGCCGATTGATGTAGTCAAACAGCCAATACTTTGTAGACGACTTCGGATGCTTGGCCAGTCCGACGTATGCGACCGGCACACCTTCCTTCGTCGTGAACACCATGTGTTTATTTTCTACCTCATAGTTCACACCCCCGATCACCCACTCACCCTCGGTGATGTTGTAGAGTTGTGCGTACACGCTCCAGTAGTCAGAGCGCATGATGGCTGCTTGCTCATACTGCGGGAACTTGTTGGCCAGAAAGAATTTTGATAAGTCCATGTCACACCTCACTTTCAAAGATAGTTGCGTCTAACACAGGTTGATCCGCTGCCCTAAGCAAACGGTTAGCGATCTCCCGAATCTCCTCGATGTTGTCGCCCACCATGCCCACGGTTGAGTATCCTTCAGGTTTGCCGTTGTCGTCGTAGAACACCTCGGCAAAGGTGACAAACTCATCGCCCCACGCATCGATGTGGCGTAATACTCTGTGATTCCAAGTCATGTCACACCTCCTTATCCATTCGGATCGCAGTCCCTGATACCGGCTTGAAGTCACGCTTGCGAGTCACGACCCACAGTGTCGGTATCTTCGTATCCCACTTCACGTTGTCCTCGATGTAGCCGTCAGTGAACATCACCAAGCAGTCTGCACTCATTGACTTCTTGGTTAAGAATTCACTTACACATGAAGCGATAGTTCCACCGCCCCCCTGTGGCTTCAGCATATGAGCGATGCCGTCGTAGTTACCTTCGAACACCTGCTCACCATGCACCTCCGTATCCCACCACAACACACGCACCTTCTCGGGATTCACTGTGTCGCAGATGGCTACGATCTCGGACGCAAACTCAGTCAACTGTGCGGAGTCAATGCTGCCCGACGTATCGATGGCGATGACCAACTCACCCACACGCTCACTGATCGTAGATGGCAAATAAATATCATCAGCCAATCGACGACGGTTCAACTTACGCCACGTGTAGTCCTCTGCACCACGACAAGCGGATGACACAAAGTCTCGCAGCACATCACGCCACGACAACTTTGGCTGCATCAAATCTTGGATGACACGCGGAACTTTGACACCGAACTTGCCTGCCAACATCCCACCTTGCTGAATGGCCTCGTTGATCTTGTCAGACAGACCCTTCAACTCCTCGGGACTCGCACCCTCGACGCCATCCATGTCATGCTCGTCGAGCGGTTTCATTCGCCCGCCTCCGCCACCATTCTTCTCGTCGTTCTTCAGATCGTTGTACACCTCACGCACCGACCAGTTGTGATACTTGGGGTCGTAGAGTCCACCTTTCGGCAGACGCAGCAAACCTGCATCCTTCTTGCCGATCTCAACGATGATGTCATTGACCACAAAGTCCATAGCGATGTTGGCGAGTTTTGAATTCTCCTTCATCAAGTCCTTGTGTCGTGGGAGATGCTTCAACATCACGTGCAGATTCTCGTGAAGCACCAGCGCGGATATCTCCTCGACAGTCAGTGACTCCATGAACTTGCGNCCGTACCGCTTGTTGAACCCATCCGTATACGCAGTGGGTACGTTGTCCTCGACNGTTGANTCGCCAAGCAACATCACACCTGCATACAGACAAGTCTCGGGGTGTCTCATCAATCGGATGTGAGACTTCTTCAAGACAGTTTCCATTTCACTCATAGGTGAACTCCTCTTTAGTCCTTGCCAGTCCGTCAGATCAGCAACTCAAAGTTACCCTTCGCCCACGCACTCACTTGGTCGTTACCTCGGGCGATCCGCATCGTGCGCTTGTTCTGCAACAGCATCGTGAAGAAGACTGCCTGCACCTCAGATGACTTCAGTCGGTTCACGAACTTCATGAACTTGCTCAGATCGTCCTGCGTTTCCAAAGTATCGATGGCGTTGAACATCATCATGAAGAGCGCAGCGGGTTTCTCAGGGATCGCCACACCTTCAGGATCAGCCAACACTTGCTTAACCGATACCAACTCCCGCTCCAATGTCAGAAACGCAGCCATTGACTCAGCCGCAGCAGCACCGATAGTCCCGGCCAGTGCAGAGTGAGTCAGTTTGTCACCCAACTTCGTACGGTTCCGAACAATCGGATCACACTTGGCCAACGAGCGCGGAGATACGAAAGACAGCACACGCTTGGACGGATTGAAGATGAATGGATTTTCTTCTTGCCCACCATCCAAGTAACTAGCGAGCGCACGCTCATTCATCGCAACCCATGCTCTAACAGTTGCAGCGATGTTGTTCTCGGTTGCCCACGGCAGCCATGTATGTGCAGTTGATTTGGATACCGGCACGATGGTCAGTCGGTTGCCACCATGTGCGAGGATCGCATCGCCTACACCATCGGAGAAGTTATTAGTCGTTGCAAAGATGACCGAACCCTCGGGCAGTGGGTAGTCACCCAACACACGCTCCAAGATCAGCCGCATCGCCATCTTCTGCATGAGTTTGTCACCCTTGCCGATCTCGTCGATCATGATGACTTTCGGCTTGCCCGACTTCAGTTTGAACAGGGACGACGGGTAGAACTCCAACTCACCAGTCTCCCGATTCGGAGCGCGGATGAACAGATCACCCATGTCCGTCGTTGACCAGTCGAGATAGATGTGGTCGTACCTGTCAGAGGGGTAGTCATCATCGTTTTTAAAGCGTTGTAGGATGGAAGATTTACCGATACCCGGCTCACCCACGAACAGGATCGTGTTCGTCCTGCCCAGAATCTTGGCCAGTGTGTATGCCTCGTCGATGTTGACGGGATTGGTGAACAAATTAGTAGCCATGATGCTTTCTCCTTGGTTACAAAAATCAAAAACTGTTACAAAAATCAAACTCAAACCNTTACAAAAATCAAAGTCCGAACTTCGACAGGATGTCATCGACACCCTCTTTCACCACGACACGCTTGGTGTCGCTCTCGCGCAGTTGATCAATCGTCACCCCGTCGAGGATGCGTAGCAGGTTAGTCCTCGCTTCCTCCAGAGATGAATCCCTAGTTACGTTGAACTCAGCGAACGTGTTACATAATTCAATCGCTCGTTGTAGTGTCGTGTCGTATAACTTTCTCCGCTTAACTTTCATCTCCCCGTTCTCACCTACAACAGTCTCAGTCTCGCAACAGTGGGACAGCGACTGCATCACCTCGACCAGTTGTGCCTTCTGCTTATTCAGAATGTCATCGACCAGACTCCGTGCCTGCCGCTCGTAGTGAACTTGCAGATCGGTGGCTAGGTCGTTCGATATCTGACAACGGAAGTCCCCAGTCGGAACCTCTGCCGTGTAGATGTCGATAGAGAACTTCTTGTACACCTCGTTGATGGTCGGGTAGTCCTCTCGCTTGAACATATCTCCCTGCACGAACGCCATGTTCGACACGATGGTGGGGTATGCCTTAATAAAGTCATCGACCAGACGGGTGAACTCTGCCTTGTGTTGGTTCATCTCCGCCATGAACCGTGGCAACTCGACCACGGGCAGTATGCGTTGACTTCCAGCCCAGTCGTACGTACGTCGCTGCATCCAGTTGTATACGGTCTGGCGATAGTTCAACACGCGCTTGTGTTCGTTGTTCTTGGCCAGTAGATGCTTGACGAACTTGCCCGAGTCCCGATCCGCTTTCTTGGCAGCAGTCACCTCGTCGCTGATCTCGCTGTCCTGCATNGTCGCAGTCCANACCCGCACATCCACGTTGACCAGAACGCACGACGTTGCGAGCGATACGATGTGTTCCGGCTTCGACAAAAACTCTGTGTTGCTGTTGTTACCATTCATAACTTTCTCTCCTGTTGTGATTCACTTCGTGGTGAAGTCTTAAATAACGTTGTGTATCTGTCGCTCTACCATTTTCAATAGTATAACAAAAGTTTACATATAAAGCAAGGGGTTTACGCAAAATAGATATCCATCAGAAAGCCCCCTCTGTGACTTCCCATGTTGATAGACCCTCCTTCAACTCCTCACGCTCCATCCATTCAAGTTCTAACTCACGCTGATATGCAGCGGCTTCGTCTGCGGCTAGTTGTTCGTCTTCCATTACTCTTCCTCCACTACCGTTGCGTCATCTACCCACACATCGTCAGCCCCGTATTCTGTGCGCCATTCCTTAGTTGCTTGGGTCAACTCATACACAATTTCCTCGGCTCCCTCCGAATCTGGGTCATCAATCCCGTCAAACTCAAACACCACTAACACCTGTAATCTCCTGCTCATCGCACTAGTCCTCCCTTGTTGTTGATACCCATCAAGTCCTCACGGTTGGTGATGGGCACGTAGTTGCTCTTGTGCATNGGCACGATGGTGTGCTTCTTCCTCTTTGCCTGCTCCTCGCCACATGGCAAGCACGACAGGTAGCCAAGCACAACCCGCTCGTCCTCGACGAACTCTGCGTAACATCGGTTGCAGAGTTTTCTCCCCAGTCCTTTTCCCATATACAATTTCTTAATCATGTTTGTAGTTCCATGGTGTGGCGGACACTTTTGGTTTTTGCTTTCACAGTCTTCACGCTTTCACGCGGCTCTCTCTATCACCGTCGCCTCGACCCCGCTGTCTATAATTTGTCTCAGCGTTGCCGTGTCCACTTCGACGCAGGACTCATGCGGATGGCAAAGACCCTTGTGCTTGGACGTTGTGATCGAGTACCTGTCCGTGTTGGCAAACCAACGGTTCACCTCATAACTGAACACATACATAGGGAAGTGATGCCCGTATGAGTAGACGACGTAGGTCGTGAGTGATGAACCCCGCCGAGTCCGTCCGGGCATGAACGTGGCGTGGATGTTGTTTGCCTCAAACGGCTTGTGTGCTTTCACGTAGTCCCGTGCTTCTCGGTTCGTGATCTTGTCTGGCTTGGTCATGTCGTTCTCCTTTCTGCGATTCATGTCTGGGTGAAGTCTTAATTAACGCTGCTCTCTGCGCCTTCCTCGATTTTCAATAGTATAACAAACATTTACGTTTAAATCAAGGGGTTTGAGCAAAAAAGATATCTGGCGAAGTGTGTCCGGTAGGTGGATAAAATCTGTTCCATGTTGTTCCATGTTGTTCCAATTTCGAAACTTTACGTATGGAACAAGTTTGGGGGGAGGGGGGTCTTGTAAGTAATTGATTTTTAAAGAGTTAGTAGTAGTAGTAGTAGTTAAAATATGTATGTTGTTCCAATGTTCCATGTTTTTTAGATAGGAAGGATATAACCCCCTTTTTTCTTTACTCACCGCGCTGCCGACTTTGCCGATCTGGTTTTGACCCCGTGACTTGGCTCCCTACCTGAAAAACTTGGAACATTGGAACAGATTTTGACTTTTCTTAATTAAATCAATGACTTACCTGTTTTGAACTTGGAACAAAAAGTTGGAACAAGTTGGAACAACATGGAACAAGGCGCTGCGTGAGTTTTATTCGTAATTAACGATGCCCAAAACTCGGTTCACTTTGAGGTGAAGTCTTAATTAGCGAGATCCCTACTTCGTTTAGACTTTGTTNTGGCCATGCTCACGCGACACGCGCGCACAAACAAGGAACTGGCTTCAATCCTGCTTCGCGCAGGCAAAAAAATACCCGGTGACCTTGCGGCCACCGGGCGAAGTTGGGAAGTGTTAGGCCTTGTCGATTGCGTCGCAGACCATTTTCTTCAGTTCAGCCTTGTCTTTCGGAGCGGTCGGGTCGCTGTTCTTCGCGGCCGTTTTGCGTCGATCGATCATTGTTTTAACNGAGTCNCTGATGAATTCCGCGTAGGCTTTGTTGGCGCCGCGCGTTCGGCCTCCCGTGTTGTTGAGTACAGCCTTAACCGCACTCATCAGGGCGTTCATGCGGTTCGATTTGTACTTGTTTGTCGCATTGCGCCACGCTGCAACAATGTCATACTGCGCCGGATCGTTTTTCTTCAGTTGGCCGAAGTCATACGCAGACAACCCTGACGCATACTGCACAGTGATTCTAGCCACAGCGTCGTCAGGCATGGCTTCCTTGATTGACTTGATCGGCGTGTACTCGCTGCCCTTATGGATATACAAAGCCTCACCCATGAGTTCAGCCTTGCGGCCAACCATGCCCTTTTCCAATTCAGCCTTAGCCTCATCGGATAACTGGCCGGTGGGATAGCGGCGCACCAATTCTCGCGCTAGTACTTCTGTGACGTCGCCTTGTGAGGCGGCCGCGTAACCGATTGACTCAAGATTGGCCTTGTCGATTTTCTGCAAGTTAAGAGATTGCATTGCGATTTTCCTCTATCAGATTGCGTCACGCGGAATTGCGTGGCGTAGGATAGTTATATATCAGGTGAATCGATAAGTAAAGTTACACCTAGAAATGAACCGCTATTTAGGCAGACCCCACCCATCCGGCACCCCCCAAATTGACTTTGGAGTCCCGCACAAACCCCACACCCCATGATCCACACAAATAACGTTACATTTTTCAAAACTTGGCTAGGCTGACCCCACCCCCCTTAATATAGAAACCCCCCCGGTATCCAATTTGGTACCATGCCATTTGCTTTTATATATTTTGCTTGTAGTATTAACGCCGATGGACGTAACGAATCTCGTTCCTGATATTGAAGACAATGTTCCGCTTCCGGCCAATGCCCGCGAGGCCCTGCCCGAGTTGTCTGCGCCTGAAGAGATTGAGATGCGGGCTAGGACAATTAAGTTGATCTCGGACATCACGCAGACGCCGATCATCCCGACAGAGGGCGATGCCAACACGGCTCACGAGTTGGCGGTAGAGATGGTTACGAATCCCGAGAAAAAGCCTGATTTCGGTATCTATCCGAACGAAGTCATTGCTATGTATGCTGGTATTGCTGCCAGATATAACCACCTAATCGTCAAAGACTTGGCGGACCTGAAGCTTTATGTGGTCAACAAGTTATTTGAGACGGTCGAAGCAGCCGAAGACCCTAAAACTCGCGTCTCTGCGCTGAAAGCACTGGGCGAAGTGGACGGAATTGACGCGTTTAAACGTCGCACAGAAACAACACACATCATCAAGCCCATCGAAGAGGTCGAGAAAGAGCTTCTTACGGTGCTAGAAGGCATCGAATACGTGGTTATCGACGATGGGAACGGTGCCAATCATGGGTGATGTGGTTGGATTTAAGGGGAAAAAGCGTAAAAAGGATATTGAAGCCGAGGAAGAGATAGCCATCGTGGCCTGCGGGAACTGCGAACAGCCTACTTTCTATCTTTCAACGGATGGCAGGGTGTTTTGCGAGCAGTGTTTGTACCCAGTTGCAGCGATTTGGACGCAAACTGACGAAGATTCTGCTGCTTGATATGCAACTGACCCCAGAAAAGATACAGAAGCTCCGTCTAATGTTACCGGCGCTGCCTGAAAAGGAGAAACGGCGGGTCGCTGACCTACTTAAACAGTACCAAACACAGAAAACCCAGCAGCGTGGGCGCGATTCCTTCCTAGATTTCATCGCTCACGTGTATCCCGGCTATAAAGTTGGTCCTCACCATAGGAAATTAGCGCGAATTTTTGAGGAAATTGCCGAAGGCAGGAAGAAAAGAGTCATCGTCAACATTGCTCCGCGTCACGGCAAGTCGGAGATGATTTCTTACCTCGCTCCGGCGTGGTTTTTGGGCAAATTCCCGCAGAAAAAGGTCATCATGGCGTCTCACACCGCAGATTTGGCGGTGAACTTCGGTCGTCGGGTGCGTAACTTGGTGGGGGCGGAGAACTACCGTGACATCTTCCCAACAGTGGAGCTTCAAGCCGACTCTAAATCTGCTTCTCGATGGGGTACTAATTTTAACGGCGAGTATTTTGCTATCGGTGTTGGCGGTGCTCTTGCTGGTCGAGGCGCTGATCTGTTCATTATTGATGATCCCCACTCAGAACAGGAAGCTAAACAAGGTCGCGCAGATGTTTTTGAACCGGCTTGGGAGTGGTTCCAGTCAGGCCCGGTCCAGCGACTAATGCCGGGAGGCGCGATCATCGTGGTGATGACCCGGTGGTCAAAGATGGATTTGACGGGCAAGATCGTGGACCACATGACCCGTGAAGACGGGGCAGATCAGTGGGAAGTGGTCGAGTTTCCGGCCATTCTCAACGAGAAACCGCTTTGGCCTGAGTTCTGGGATATCAACGAGCTTCTGGCTAAAAAAGCGTCGATGGATGTGCGGTATTGGCAGGCCCAGTACATGCAGGAGCCGACCTCGGAAGAGGGGGCGTTAATAAAGAGGGAATGGTGGCAGGTGTGGGAGGCAGAGGACCCGCCCCGGTGCGAGTACATCATTATGTCGCTCGACGCCGCGCAGGAAAAGACAAATAGGGCGGACTACAACGCCCTGACGACTTGGGGGGTTTTCTTCAACGAAGAGACCAAGAACTACAACATCATCCTGCTCAACGCCATAAAGCAGCGCCTAGAGTTCCCGGAGCTAAAGGCTTTGGTGTTGGAGGAGTANAAGGANTGGNAGCCGGACACCTTCATCGTTGAGAAGAAATCCAACGGTGCGGCGCTGTATCAGGAGATGCGGCGGATGGGGGTGCCCATATCGGAGTTCACGCCGGGTAAGGGTCAGGACAAGATCAGCAGAGTAAATGCTGTATCAGACCTATTCTCTTCAGGTATAGTCTGGTGTACTGACCACAGGTGGGCCAGAGAAGTAGTCGAGGAATGTAATGATTTCCCATCAGGCCGTAATGACGACTTGGTGGACTCAACNACATTAGCATTAATACGTTTTAGGCAGGGTGGATTTATACGCCTACCGACAGACGAGCCAGAGCCAACTAAATGGTTCAAGAGCCATCGTCGGGAAGGATTTTACTAGGAGATTTAGATGGCTGCAAACATGGATAAAGGTCTCTATGAAGCCCCGCTCGGGCTGGATGCTCTTGCAGCAGAAGAGGCTCCGATTGAGATCGAGGTTGTGGACCCGGAAGAGGTTCGTATTGGCGTTGACGGGATGATGATTGAGTTTGGCAAAGCCGAACCCCGCGCCGAAGATTTTGATGCCAACCTCGCTGACTTTATGTCAGAAAGCGATCTTCAGAGCCTTGCCTCTGAGTTGATCGGAGAATACGAACAGGACTTGGCCTCTCGTAAAGATTGGCTCGATGCCTACATTAAAGGTCTAAAGATCCTCGGTATCCGGTACGAAGAGCGAACTGAACCGTGGCCCGGTGCGTGTGGCGTGTTCCACCCGTTGCTGATGGAGAGCGCGGTCAAGTTCCAATCTGAAACGATTATGGAGACCTTCCCGGCAGCCGGTCCGGTGAAAACCAAGATTATCGGTAGGGAGACCCCGGAGAAGAAGGACGCTGCGGTTCGTGTCGCTGACGACATGAACTATAAGCTCACGGAGCAGATGCCCGAGTATCGCCCGGAGCACGAGCGCCTGTTGTTGAGCCTTGCGTTGTCGGGCAACGCGTTCAAGAAGGTGTACTACGACCCGTCACTGGGGCGTCAGACCGCTGTGTATATCCCGGCTGAAGACATCGTTGTGCCGTATGGCGCGGCTAACTTGGAGACTGCTGAGCGTGTTACGCACCGGATGCGTAAGACCAAGAACGAGGTAAAGAAGCTTCAGTACGCTGGGTTTTATCGTGATGTGGATCTGGGCGATCCAGTCCGTGTCATGGACGAAGTGGAGAAGCAGAAGGCCGAAGATCAAGGGTTCTCGGCTAGCATGGACGACCGGTTCCAGTTGCTTGAGATGCACGTAAACATCGACCTGCCGGGATATCCGGATGTGGACGAGGACAACAACGAGACGGGTATTGCCCTACCGTACGTGATTACGATTGAAAAGGGCACGGGGACTATTCTCGCTATTCGGCGGAATTGGAAAGAAGATGACAAACTTAAAGCCAAGCGACAGCACTTTGTTCATTATGGTTACATCCCCGGATTTGGGTTCTACTACTTTGGTCTCATCCACCTTATCGGCGGACACTCTAAGGCAGCTACATCTCTTCTTAGGCAGCTTATCGACGCAGGAACGCTCAGCAACCTTCCGGGCGGTCTCAAGTCACGCGGGCTTAGAA